GCCAGAAGTAGCTTTAACTTGTTTGGTGTATTTTACACCTCTGTAAGTTAGTTCGTAACTCATCGCATTTCTCCTATTAGGATTATACGATTCTTTTAACGCATGAACCAATGCGGGTCTCTACGTGGACCAAACAATTGCTAGGATTTCTTTTGAGACTTAATCCATTTAGCTGCAATTTTGTTTTCAGGTGGTTTTTTAGACCACACCATAATCTTCTTGTATGCACTCATAGTCCCACGTTCAACGTCTGAACTAGTAGAGTTATCAACAATCGTTAGTCTATCACGGAATAGATTCTGAAATTTACCTATATTCTTTTGTACGTCTTTCCACATATCTTCTACGCTATCGTCTGGTAGAGATCTTGATCTGTTTCTGTTACGCTCAAGGGCAGTATCTAAATCGGTATTTACAAATATCATAGCAACAGCATACCCAACTTTACGAAGCATATCAACCTGTTTCTTGATCTTTGAATAGTCCTTACCAGTACCATCAATCACTAGACCTAGTCTACCTTCAACGGCACGTTCCATCTTTTTACCAGTAAGTGCCTTTGACTTGGCACGTACATCTTGACCTTGAACCGAAAAGATATCTTCTGGATCCATAGTCAATCCAGCTTTCTTTAATCCTTTCTCAAAAGCATCGTCTGAGTTTATTAGTTTAAACCCTAATGCTTGTAATGCGGTCTTACCGACCACAAAAGACTTACCACTTCCTGGACCCCCAGCCAAAAATACTGCCTTGAAAATGGCAGGATCGTTTACTCCTTCTTCGAGGTAAGTCTTAAAACTTAACATTTACTTTACGCCTATGTTGTACTTTGGACAAAGTTCCCAGTCATGTTTTTCTTTATGAGAGATAATCTTAATCTGCCTTAGTGGTGCTTTATTTTCTGCTTGTTCTTCTTCAACAAGATCTAATAAACCCCAGTCAGACAACAAAGTCGCAATGGTGTTTCTCCTTTCTACGTCATTCTCCATAAGGTTACTCGGTTTACCATCCAACATAAAGAGTTCTTTAAAATGAATGATAAAGTATCTACCTTGCTTGTGTAATATATGACAAGACTGATACAGTTTGTTATCCTTACGAGAAGCCACACCCATTCTCGTCAACGTTTCACGAACTTTTAAAAAGTCGTCAGGGTGGCTTAATCGTACTTCCAGCATTGAAGCTGGAGTCCACTCAATTGGTTTTTGATCTTCTAGTTCCACCTTTATCTACCTTATTCTTCAATTCAATTAATTGTTCATCAGATAGCAATCGTAATGCTTCACGTGCTCTCTCACTGCCATAACCGAAGTATTCTTTGACCACTTCGATGTTATCAAGGGAGTCTGCCTTTGCCCACTTGGAGAAGCGTTTTCCCTTCCTAATACTATTTATAAGATAATGAAACTGCATTTTGTTATCAAGGTGGTGATAACGATTCATCTCATTTGCAAACAGTATTGTATCTAGGAACTGTGAGAGACCACGGTTCACGATAAATGGGTTATATCCTTTCTCAGCGTCATCATCTACCATTATATCTTTTTTGGAAGAGTTGATTGACTTTAAGAACTCGAATGGGTTCATCGTTTAAACTCCACGGATCCCATAACCTCTGTCATACAAGCAACAAGGTTAAGTTCGTGGTCAGCAACAAACGCATCTTTGTATTGATAGTCTGCTAGGATAATAACAAGTTGAGGGATAGAGTTTGGCTCTACGAAATCATACATCGTGTCGTAGATTCTACGGAACACAACAGAGGGTTCTACGTCCATATTATTAGCAACCCATGAACGCATAGACTTGAAGTTCTTTTTCTTGAGGTAATCTACAAGAGACTTGATATTCTCGTCTTGAAGGTTGATTAATATACCCGCATCAATTGTACCAGATAAAGAATATCTCTGACACTCATTGATTACTCGACGGAAGTCAGGGAAGTGTTTATTAACCAGTTCTACAATTACTTTCTGGTCATAGGTTACTCCCTCACTAGTTAGTATCTCACACACACGCTTGAACATACCAGCAGCAAGGTTTGGCTTTTCGTCTTTGGGAATATTGAAATCATAGACCGAACAACGAGAATGTAGCGGTTCGATGATCTTGTTTTTAAAGTTACAGGTTAGGATAAATCTGCAGTTATTGGCAAACTCTTCAATAAAACCACGCAAAGCAGGTTGAGTAGATTGCGCATTCAGGTAATCAGCCTCATCTAGGATAACCACTTTGTAACCACCCTGTAGTGAAACAGTAGAGGCAAAGTGACGAATCTTAGTACGAAGCGTGTCGATATTACCGCTTTCAGATCCGTTTATGATTATCCAATCCAACCCCAACTCATTACACAATGCTTTAGCGACTGTCGTTTTACCGACACCAGCCGTACCAGTGAAGAGCATATTAGGAAGCTCCCCACCGCTTACGATTTCGCTGAAAGTTTTGTTGAGTTGAGTTGGTAGGATAGCTTGATCAATTGTGGCTGGGCGGTATTTCTCCACCCAAAGGAAGTCGCTCATGTTACATCTCCATAATAAAATAATAAATCAATGGTGCTATTATACTACACTTCAATCAAAAAGTAAAGTTTTATTTATGGGATTTGAATCCCACCAGCACCTGCTTGAGATCCGTCAGCACCAGCAAGTACAATACCAGAGGTCATTTGGCGGTAAGCATCTGAAACTTCTTTGTTTGTTTCGGTTACAAACACATACTGCTGGAATACAACCTCTTTAGGTTCTTTAACCCCAGTCATGGCAACTCCAGGAGCAAATCCCATGCCATTCTCATTCTGTACCAACATTCGGGCATCTTTCAAGGTGACTGTTGCCCCAATTTCGCCTTTAAGTTTACCGATGTATTCTCCTGCTACACATACCAAAGTAATAATATCGTTTTCTTTCATTTCAATTTCCTGTTAAGTTAAGTTTGTTAAATTATTTAGTTATCTTTAAATCTAGAATGCACCACTATGTCGAAATGCTTGGTGGCTCCTTCCTTTTCGTGTTGAAAATAGTATGTACCTAGTTTACCTGTAGTGTCAAAGAAAAATCTTTCTTTTGGGGTTGTTCCGTCGTTAAGATTATG